GCACTAGGGCTATTACTTGTCCAAGAATCTCCACTAATGATTGGTATTTTTGTAAATATTTTAGACGCACCTATAGCAAAATTATCAATATCAGCAGAAACAATATTTAAACTTTCTGATTCTGCACTTGTGTCTTGTGTACTAGAAACATTTTGAAATACATCTACAACTTTTACTTCTATATAAATAGTTGCTCCACTAGGATTAGCTGTTTTTTCTGCTTGTGTTAATGTCCTAATAACCATATTAGCACTTGTTTCTATCCAAGCAGACCATGAACCGTCTTCTACTTTCAATCTATGTAAGTAATGTGATAAGTCTGGTTCTATATTATGATCCCACTCAAATTTCGCTCCAACCATCCATGCAGTTCCAGATAAACTAGTTACAGCATTTGGGGTAGTATTAGTAGCTACAAAAGGAATAGAACTAGCAGATAACACTTCATTTGTAGTTTTCGTATACAATTTAAAAATAATAACTCCATAAGGATACGTAGCTCCGCTATCTTCTAAATTATTTTCCCATGTATAAGTATATTCATTTTCTGTAGTATACACAGTTCTTAATTTATTTGCTGTAGAAATAGAAGTATGATATATTTCTATAACGTACCCTTTAACAATTTCACTAATAAAAGTACCAGCACCAACTGGATTCCATTGGATACATACTTCCTTTCCAGGAAATGTTTGTGTATTAGGGTCAGCTCCTTTTATATGTATTCCTGAGGGTGGTTGCATTACATACTGACTCTTTGGTAAAAAGTAAGAAGTAGTAACTACAGGTCCTTTTTTATTTTGCCATGTTCTACAATACACTCGAAAATAGTAAGTATTATTTAATGCTAGATTGTTATCTATATATTTCAATTCAGTTTCACTTGTTTGTATAGTTCCTATTATTTTATAATAAGAATCATCTGTATCCGTCATCTCAACTACTATCTCTCTAATATTTATTTCATCAGTAGGAGGTAGAGCATTTATAATAAAACCTATTCCTTCTGTAAAATGTAGATTAGCAATATGAATCTCTCTTGGAGCTCCAGGAAGATTGCTAGGGTTAGGATTTTCTGGAAAGTCATCATCTATAACCATAACAGTAGGTTCTCCAGCATACAATGATGATAAATGTTCAACAGCCATACATTCAACTTCATCATCTTTTGTTCTTTGAGTACTTAATATTCTAAATTTTTTAACAAATCCTGGTGATTCTCCAACGGCATATATTCCACCAATTGTTGGATGAACACTTGGAAATGTTTTTAACTCAACTGTCTGGTAACTGCCAGTAGCAGTAACATCAATAGTTGCTGTTACAAAGTCATTCTCTGCTGTATTATATTGTACTAAATAAGAAGCGGTTAAACTATCAAATGTAACACTTTGTTGAAAAACTAAACTTGCGGTAGTAGAATTGTAATCCAGTATTCTACCACTGTTTCCCCAACTAGGTAAATCATGTTGTATATAAACAATATCTCCAGCAGTAGCGTGTATATAATCAATGCCAGTTTTAAACCCTACATGATGTGTACAGTTAGTTACTTTATTTAATTTATATATTAATTCTCTTTCTGCTTTATGTTTATTGGTAATACCTTTTAATCCTATAGTACGTTCATTTAATTTAGTTAATGTAGTATCTGTTGATCTACCAATTAAAGCTCTTAATTCCCAGTCATTGTCATAATCAGTAAATTGAGCATATACTTTATAAGGTACTTCAGATAAAGGAGTAAATGTTTGTTGAAACTCTATCATATTACTTGTAGTAATAGTATGAATAGGGGTATCATCGGTATCTAATACAAAATTAAATTCCCCACCAACCCAAATAGGCCAAGCTCTAAAAATATTACACATCTCTACTAAAGTAGTAAGAGCAGACTGTTCTCCCTCTAAAACACCATCAAAAGTATGATAATGATACGTAGCTGTATTATTAGGAGTATATGCTGTATGACATTGCTTTATAGTAGTTACTATACCAGAAGTATATAAATCAGTTGAATCTATATAATTTCCTAATCCATATCTAGATTTTAATAAAAGATCACGAACACATAACATAGCATTATTTGAAAATTCTTCTTCAAATGTTGATTCATCCCATGTTCTTTCAAGTCCTGTATCTGTTTCCCATCTAGATAAAGACGCATTATAGTATACATCATCGAATGGTTCAGTTCCACTAAGACTTGGCACATTAACTTTTTCTCCTCTAATAATCGTAGTTATATTTGGGAGATTTCCTGAAAGTTGCCCAGTTGCTTTCATACGTAATCCTAATAATGTTGTATTAGGGTATATAAATTTTCCATCTGTAATTTCTGTAATTGCTGAAAGAACTAAGTTATTAGATACGTTCAACGATGTAGATTTTCCTCCATCTGTCCTATTTATTTTTATTTGATATGTTCCTGCTGTTCCAGCATTTTTTAAAATTCTAAAATCTAATATTTCGTTACTCCAAATAGGTGTTTTAGACTTAGCAGATAAAGTAATATCTTTAAAATGATACCAAGCTCCAGAAGGAGCAGTAGAAGCAAGTCTATAAGATATTCTAAAACTAACTCCTATTCCATGTATTCCTTCAGTATCAGATCTATATAACTGAGGAGCTTGCACTTTTACAGATACCATATCAACAGATGTTGTAGTTGTATAGACTATTCCTACCACATTTATTTCTCTACTATCATCATATTGTAATCTAACATTATCAAACCAAGGCACTACTTGTTGACAAAATGGATATTTTGATTCTATTTGCCAATAATCTGTCCAATCTGTTGCAACATTAGGTTCTTTACCGGTGTGTGCTACAATACAAGTATATATTGTAGTTGATCTGTAAACAACATCTCCTATTATATATGGAGTAGTGTTACTCCACACATTTTCACACAAAGAAGTATTTTTACCAGTTCTATACCACCATTCTACATCTGAATAAGTATCAAACGGTTGTTCATTTATTTTTATCGCTGGTATAGCATATCTACTATTACTAGTATCAGAGGTAATACAAACACTTGCATAGTTGTCTGCATGACATATACCATCTATTTCTCCCTCACATAATCCAAGTAACATGTATAAATAATTATCAGTACCTTCATTATCAGTAAAAACAGAAATTACATTACCACCAAGTTTATGAGTTCCATATAATACAGGAATCCCTTGATCTGGTCTTGCAGTAGTTTTTATTCCAGACCAACTATAAGACTGCGTAGCTTTTCCAGAACCCCCTCCTCCTCCACCTGTAGGTAAATCAGGCTCAAATAACCAACTTGAGACCATACCTAAAAGCCAAGACATTGCTAAAGACACAGCAATATATACAATAGCATATACTACTGCATAGGATAATGTACCAACAGTTAATGATAGTAATGTACCAGCTACAAATACAGCAGCCATAGTAGCTCCTATCCCTGGTATAATTACAACTCTATCATCAGTTTTAAGGATACATGTATGCCAATCATCAACTTCTATAAGTACATCATTAACATATAATTTTACTTTATGCTCTACAATAGCTGTACGTACTTCATTAGAGGAAGTTCTTGTAAATTCTCTAACAACATGAAGAAGTTTATTCTTACCACTTATTTGTGTGTATATAGGAGATTCTTCATCTAATGTATTCTTAAAACATACATACACCACTGTATCTTCTAATTTATTATTTATAACACATAATGCATTCATATCTTTATGTTTTAAATAATAATTATGTTTATACTTTTTTTCGCATATTTTACAAAGGGATTTGTATCCATCTTTATTTCTAGAATCTGTACCAAACAATTTAGTATCTAATGATTTGTTACATCCATGCTTTCCTTTACATAATTTGGTAGTACTATTCACTTTACATCACCTTTATATCTTATTGCTTTATATAATTTACTTTCCCAATAACCAGAAAATCTAGAAATTGCTGAAGTTGCTGCCCCTTGCTCTTGAATGCTAATAAATTTATTATCTCCTATATAAAGGCCACAATGGTTAACTACTTCTTTTGTAGGAGAGCTATAAAATAACATAACATCAAATGAATTATATGGTTTATCTATACTATTACTAATATTCCAAACTCTATATAAATTATCTAATATATGGTTTTCCTTATTTTTATTATCTTTAAACCAAGTACTACAATAATTAATGTCAGAAAAATCTGGTAAATTAATATTTTTTTCTTCTTTATAAATTAAATATACTATTCCATAACAATCTACACCATTAAAATTTCTTCCTTTATTTTTATAAGGTAGCCCTATATATTTAGAAAAATTCATTTATGCCACATATATTCCTCTCTTTGGTATTCCAGGAAATCCACCAAATCTTCCATCATTATCTCTTGCTCTACATTGTGTTAAACTGTAGTCACACGTAGTATATGTAATATAGTCTATTGCATTATCTGGATCACACTCATTACCTCCATATACCCAACTACATTCTCTACTATATTTTCTATTAGGTAATACTATATTTTTTATTACAAATTTTGATTTACATGCAAAAGTTACTACTTCATCTGTAGAAGTAACTCCATCTACATACATCCTTTCTACCATAAATGCATTATGATCAGGTTCTTGTCCAATATAATAATCTCCAGAACCACTAG